GAGTTGTCAAAGTTGGAGGTCAGGTTCTCCCAGAGGAAGAGCCACTCACCGTAGTGGGTATCCATGATCTGGCCACCAATCTCCACCTCAATCTTCTTGAGGAGCTGGTAGCCAAGGCGGCGCTCCCATGCACCAGTCCAGAAGACACCAACCGACTGTGTGTCGGGCATGGTCACCTCAAGGTAGGTCTTGTAGATGAGGTCAGCGTTGCGGTTCACGACAGCAACGACGCGCTGTCCATACTGCGGTGTGCCCGTGAAGTTGACACGCATCGCCTCCATGGCGAAGTTCGTGTGACGCTTGTACATCACCTTCCAGAAGGTAATGTGCGGGTTTCCAGTGATATAAGCATCCTGTGCGCCATAGGCAACAAGCTGAAGAAGTCCTCCGCCCATTGTGTTTATCTTTTGCGAGGATATATTCTTCTGCGATTGAACAATGAAAGAGCCGCAGGTGGAGCGGTTTTGCTCCTGTATAAAGAAGGTCAAGAAGACCTTGAAAGCTCGCAAGGGGTCCACACCAGAGCAGGGCGCGATTGCGATCTGCACCAAGTCAATCCTCCAAAGCAAGGGGCGCACCCTCAAGAAACTCAAGTGTCAAGATGGCATCCTGAAGACCCAGCCCATGAAGGGCGGTGTAATGATTGCGATGGGTGCGGATACACCGGTGTTCTATCACGAGGGGTTCATCACGTATAAAAACTTGAAATACGATGATGAGGACAAGGCGTGGGTGTTGAATGACTATCCTGTCCCAGTCGCAGGAGAGCGGGATTTGTTTGATACATTTATCGCACTTCGCCCTGTTGTTCGGTTAGTCCCTGCAACGGGTGAAGAAATGGCTATTCATCGGACCATTAAGGAGTGGCTTGGACAGGGTACGGGTCCGTATCTGGATAGCTACATCAAAATGCACACAAATACATTTGTAGGCGTTTACTCCGTAGACATCAAGCGAACCTATGAGAGTGTCCCTGCTGGTCAATTGAAGGACCAACTTGGGTATGTAACGGTTAATGGAGAAGACACCAAGCCATGGTATGGTCTGTTAGCCTGTCACCAAAGAATTAACATCTACGGACTGCCCGACGAGAGTAAAGTTGAACCTATCAAGGACATCTTGAAGACACTGCTTCACATTGATGGGCGGTTTATCCACAATGACCTTCATATGGGAAATGCCGCACTAATGGATGACGGAACCACAGTCATTCATGACTTCGGGCGCTCTAAGATTCGCGATTATCTGCAGAAGCACACCAGTTACAAGGTTAGTTTTCCCCAACGTTACAACGAGCGAGTGTTACGTACCAACATGCTAGACTTTGCTGCCAATCATGACTACCATAATAGGTATGGGCAATTCTTCTACCTTGCTAGGTATTTCCAGAAGGAGTTTGAGAAGATAGCAGACTTTGGTGAGTGGCTTGATACAAGTAGTTACGACCCAACGAAGCCAGAGAACAACAGGCTCAAGGACAGGAACTCGCGAATGATAGCAAAGGAGACCAATACCAGGATTAACCTGTACAAGATTGATAACAAACTAGACTACGACGAAGCTACAAAGACGGAGAGAACCGTACAGTTTGGTTCAAGCGCTGTAGACCTGTATTACCTAGAGCCGATGTACGAGACGCGATACCACCAACTAGCCCGAATCTTTGATATCCTCTCTGTCCTCAAGCCTCTCCACGATTGCACTGCAAATGGTGCGCAGTTTACCCAGGCTTCACGGGCTGCAAAGGAGTTACTCACAGCCATCCACGTAACACCTCCAACATGTTCAGCCGAACAGGTGCGCGCAATCCTTCTTAAATACAGCCTGATTGTTGAAAGCACGATGGAGGAAGATATCGCCAAAGCCGACGCATATTGGAAGACTACAAACGATGCCCGAAACGGTGGAAAATCCAAAGAACAACGTGCTGCTGAAACTATCACTAAGGTGCCTCCTCCTTCTCCTGCAGGAGGAGCAGTAGCCGAGTGGGATACAGATGATGGCGGCCCACTGTTACCGGAACTCAAATCAGACGAGTCAAGACGCAAAAAGGTTGTTGAATATCTGAAGAGGGAAGCCGCAGAACCCGTGCCCGACTTCAAGGGGCGCCCTGAAATGGCGGATATCGCGAAAGCTACGAAACCTGAAGAGCTGGACGTAAAGGATGGGATAAATCTTGGTTCTGGTCGCCGTTCCTTTAAGAAGCGGTTGCCCCGACTCGTGTAAGGGCTTCTTGGCATGCCATCTGCTCAGCCTTCTTGCGTGTGGTTCCCGATCCAACCCCGTAGACCTTCCCAGCTACAAACACCGCAACCACAATCTCATTCTTCTTCGGGTCGTTGGACCGCAGCTCATAGGTTGGAGTACACTTGAACTCGCGCTGGCAGTACTTCTGGAAGAGGTCCTTGAAGTTGGTAGCCGAGTTCACAATCTCATCAATGTCCAGGTAGGTCTCCATCACAGTGGTTACATATGCATAGACTGTAGCAAAGCGGTTGCCACAGTCCGTCCATAACGCCCCGATGAAGGCTTCAAAGATGTCACCCAGCTTCTTGGTGTTGGTCCGTCCAGAGATTGCGACCGAGTCCTCGTTGTGGCGCGAGATAACGTAGAACCGATTGAGACCTACCTTGACCGACAGCTCACCGAGCCGCTCATTGTTCACCAGCTCCTTGCGTGCGTCCGTTAAGAACCCCTGCTTCTTCTCAGGGTACTTCTTGCGCAGGTATGTGGCGATACAAGCGCCAAGGACTGCATCACCTTCAAACTCTAGGCATTCGTAGCTCTCATCTTGGAGAGGCATGACGCCATGTGGACACTGAGCCAGTGATGCGGGGCGACCGTCAGGGGTCGTGTACTCTGACCTGCGCACATAGGTCGTATGAACCATTGCCGTCTGAAACACCTTACGATGTGTCACACGATAATGGGGGAGACCGTGACGATGTAGGATTCTATGAATGTCGTCTTCGGTGAATGTACGGTTGCCAGGGTTGTAGGGCGAGTATGTGTCCATGCTCCTTATGGCTTCATTTGGCTTTTATTCGTTTTCAAACAACAATGGGACAGAGACACTCATTTGCCTATAATGTAGTGAGAACACCAGAGACAGCCCCTCCGATCACAAAGACGGCAGTGGATGTATCCACCTGCCACTACACCATCCCGAAACGCAAAGACATGGCGGTTTGTTTTGTCTTCTTTAACCCTGCTAGGTCCAAGAAGATGGTGATGAACTACTACTATACCGTTGAGAAGCTCAAAGCAGCAAAGATGCCCTACTACACGCTTGAACTCGTATTTGACAAGCCAGAGATTAGCGAGGCCTTCCATGTCAAAGGGGAGAGCGCACTGTTCCACAAGGAGAAGCTCTGTGCACTGTTGGAGAAGAAGGTACCATGGTGGTACTCCAAGCTGCTGTTCTTGGATGCGGACATCGTGTTCGGTCGCCCTGACTGGTACACTGAGGTCTCACAGCTGCTCAACACCTACCAAGTGGTCCAGCCATTCTCCACCGCAGTCTGGTTGGATTCTACCTACAAGAACGTAGTACAGGAGCGGTTGTCGGTGGTGTTCATGAAGAGGACATCCACCTACGACTCTGCGTATCACCCTGGGTTCGGATGGGCCTTTCAACGCAAGTGGTTCCGCAAAGTGGGCTTCTACACCGAGGGGATCACGGGGAGCGGAGACACATTGTCGTCAGCTGCGTGGATGGGTGTGAAGTTCCACCCCTCCTACCTCCGTCCAGCCTTCACGGCCTCGTATGCAGAGTACTGTGCGATGGAATTACCTACCATGTCCTGTGCGCGGGGCACCATCTACCATCTGTGGCACGGGTCCAATAAGAACCGTCAGTACGTAGACCGCCACAAGATTCTGGACGGAATCCGCGATGTGCGCCACATCTTGGAAGAGAAGGATGGCGTGTGGGTTCTAACCGACAAGAATGTGGAGGAGAAACTCCGACAGTACTTCATTTCCCGCGACGACGACGGGGTTTAAAGATATTTTCTCGGTGATACTCATACGTTGATGGTGAGAAACATATCAACGCTGGCGTTTCGTGCGGTTCAGACACATCAGTCATTGACGAGTGCAGTGACGAGACTTCAGCGTGGATTCTTACCCCTAGAAAGCGTCCTCACAGCACAAAAGGAACTAGATGAACTTGCAAAGATTCTTGATAGCATACGAGCAGAGCTCAAGCACAAGCCGGTTTACAAGCAAACGGAAAATAAGTCATAATGAGCGAAGTAGTCATTGCAGTCCTCGCGTTTATTAGTATGGCAGTTGCCTGTGGCTTCTACTATTATCTGGCCCGCTATCGTCAGTTTAAGATGATGAAGTCGCCGTCCAACGAGAACCTGTCCAACATGACTCAGTCGGATCCAGAGCCTCTGAGCTCAAACCCGTAGTCGTCCTCAACCAGTGTCTTCTCGTGACGACGGATAATCTCTAACATAACCTCCTTTCCTACCGGAGCAGGCAGTATATCGTTGAGATAGTACTCCAGCGTCTTCTTGGAGAGTGACCAACCCTTTTTCCACTGGTTTGGTCGCTTTACCACAAACATCATCTTGGACTCCTTCAGCTCAATCTTGTCGGGCAGTGTTGTGGACGCATACGCAGCCGCAAGGTCCAGTTCAAGTGTCCTCTTTGTGTCACGCAGTTCAGATGCGTTAGTGTTGACCTCAGTTAGCTTCTTGGAGACGTTGACATAGCGTGCGAGGATGGGTGTAAGGGTATCCATTGTGCTCTCCTTGTTCTGTGCGCAGGCGATTTCGTTTTTAATAAGGGCAAGTGCGGGTATCATGACCAGGTCGTCCACAGTCTCCGCACTTACGGACGTGCGGGCGCAGGCGCGAAAGCTCACACTGTAGCCTGTTGTTCTCAGACTTCGCCATAGCAAGCTGAGCTTGCGCGATGAACTTGTCATGAGCCTCCTTAGCAACCATGCCCTTGTACTTTTCGTTCTCTGCCAACAGTGCGTCGTTCTGGGTGGTCAAGTCCTGGATCCTCTGCAGCCGTACTGTTTGGGAGCGTGTATGTGCTCCTGCTACGTCGGTTAGTCCATAAATCACCTTGTTAGCAGTATTCATCAGAGTCTTCATATTCGTCTTGATGTCGTCAATGCAGAGCGTTGTGCTGTCCATTCTTGCTACTACGTCCCGGACGTGCGCGATTTCCGTTTTTCCTCGCATCCTAGTAATGCTCGGAGCAGCCGAGATTGACCGTCTCCGTACAGTCTACAACAAGGAACATCCTCACGAACGACCCATTGGGAAGGGAGCCTCCAACACTACATGGGCCGAGATTCGCAAGCGCCTGCACTCGAAGTGCTCTACGGGGACACCGTCGTGCATTGTGTCGGCCATGATGAAGCGACCGAAGGCCCCCGAGTCATGGGGTAAGAAGAGGACAGAGTGGCTGAGCTCAGATGACATTGACAAGGTGGAGAAGCAGTACCAGACCCTGTTTGAGGACTACCACTTTGTTGGATGTGTACCTATCGACTTTGGCAAGAAGTCAGAGCTTGGTGAGTGTATTGTGTCAGCCCTCTGTTCTCTGAAGCTCACCAGCCTCGCGAAGAGGGGTAAGCACCGCATTGGCATCGTCTTCAACACAGATACATCCGATGGCCCCGGGCAGCACTGGATTGCGGCGTTCTGCGATATTCGCCCCGAGCTAGAGTACCCGAGGATGACCTACTTTGACTCGTACGCCCATACCCCTGAGCCCGAGATCCAAGAGCTGATGAAGAGGTGGAAGTCGCAGTGGGACGCCACAGGGATGCACAAGCAGCCGATGGAACTGTCCTACAATCGTGTGAGACATCAACGCAAGGATTCGGAGTGCGGGATGTACTGCCTTTATTTCCATTATGCGTGCCTGCTGGACATCCCGATGAATGTGACAATCCCTGACGATGAGATGAACGCCTTTCGCGATTTGCTGTTTGACATGCCTGAAAAATAAGAACAATGAAAGACAATATGGAGGCCGTCCTCATTTTACTCCTTCTCGCAGCAATTGTCTACATGGTGATGGGCGAGATCAAGGAGCCCCCTAAGGTATCCTACAAGCGCCTCTGCGATTACTATGTCCCGGGTAGTGTGTACGAGAACCCCTCAGACGCACTGGCTCGCGGTGTCCGTCTGATGGAGCTCCATGTCTACGGGAATGAGCAGGATGAGCCCGTGGTCATCTTCCACCCTGAGCGCCGCGACGATACGAATGCCGTGTCGTTTGAGTCGGTCTGCGTCAAGATCCTCAACCAGGCATTCCCTAGCAAAGAGCCGTTCATCCTCTCCATCGTCCCCCACACAGAGTCTAGCTACGTCCTCAATCGTGTGGCCGAGTCGCTGAAGACGACCGTGCACAAGCATCTGCTGACACCCGATGGAAACTCAATTGCTCTGATGTCTCTTGACCGTCTGAGCAATAAGCTTATTCTTGTGTCGGGACCTGAGGTCAGGGGCACGAACCTAGAGCCACTCATAAATCTGTCTTGGGGAGGAAGCGAGTTGCGCCGACTCAACTACCTCCAGGCGATTCACTCGCGGGAGCCGGAGGAGCTCGCCGAGTTCACCGAGAACAATCTAGTTTTGGTAGCACCCGATGCTGGATTCAAGAGGTCTGATGCGCACGACGAAATCTACGCGTCAGGATGCCAGTGGAACCTCTTTGCTGCCCCAGGGGGTCAGGTTGGATTTATTCCTCGCGTCTAAACAAAAATGGCAAACAAGTGGCTTTCTCACGTGAAGGAGACGATGAAGCGGATGAAGTCAAATGGCACCTACAAGAAGGGTCAGGGTCTGAAGCAGGTCATCCTGGAGGCCAAGAAGACCTACAAGAAGTCGGCGTCTGCTCCGGCGAAGAAGACGCGCCGTCGCAAGAGCAAGGGACTCTTTGGCATGTAAGTTAGCCAAACATAGCCCGAATAAACAGTACAGCAATAATCCCAAATCCCGTCATATACACTCTCATACACAGACTCGTAGGTTCACGAGCCTGTTTAGAGGAGGTATCGGTGAGACACTCGTCTCGTTCGTTGATGATCACGCTGTTTAGCATAGCCGCCGCCTGCCATTTTGCGGCAGGTAACACCACGATAGGTTCCTTTGGAGCACCCACTTCGGTAGTGGTTGACATGTTGGACATACCCTTTATAGGTTGGAATCTTTGATTTCGTTTTTTTAGACATACGCTTGAGGAGCCCATACATCCACCTCATATACTCAGCCCGTGACGACAGCTTCACCTCGTTGCTCTTGAGGTAGTCTGCAAAGATGACCCGCAGCTCTTCGAAGGGATACGCCTTTGCAAGGGCGTGGATGAAGGATCGCTGGACAGCCATCTGCTCCTGCTCAGGCACCTCGGGGTAGTTGGCTGCAATCGTGAACAAGAAGTCACGTCCTGGTACATTGTGGGGCATCATCATGTCATACCTCATCTTGATCTCGTCAAAGGTGGGGTCGGGACCAGGGTTCACCACAGTCTTGTCCTCAGCACACTGTGTGCGTAACTTGTTGTTGACCATGTTGTGAATGTCGTAGAGCCACTTGCCCGGGTCGCCACGCAGGGGGTGCTTCTGCACGAACTCGGTCGTAGACGCACGGCAGAACTTACAGGGCAACACATCCTTCATCTGATTCAGCACATCATCTGGGTGTTTTGCCTTGAACGCAACAAGGTGGAACAACTGCCACCCACTCGGCCCCCAGTATCTGGTGTCTGACATTTACTTCAATTACCCTATAGTAAGATATGATTGGCCGTCTGTATAAGATACAAAGTAACGTTGACAGGTGTTTTTATATCGGATCAACGCGTCAAGACTTGAAGAATAGGTTAAAGAATCACAAATCTAAATCAAAAGATCCCATTAGACAAAAAACTCCATTATACGTATATTTCAATAGAGTTGGGTGGGAGCATGCCGAAATACAACTGCTCGCTGAGTTTGACTCCATACCCGACAGCGAACTCCTTGCACTGGAAAAGGCGGAGATACTAAATGTTATCAACGATGAACAATGCCTTAACAAATCAAGACCTATGAGAACATCAGATGAAAAGAAGGAGCGAGATAAGGAATATGGCAAAGTAAGACGTAGGGACAACAGAGAAGACGAGATACAGAGGGTAAAGCAATGGAGGATTGATAACCCAGAGAAATATACAGAACAGCGACGAAGGTACCGAGAGAATGTTAAAGAGCGCGCCAAGGAAAAAAACAATCTGAGTGATTAACCAAACAACATGCTCGATACCCGTGATATCATCATCCTGACTGCTGCGTTCTACCTTGGAAGCGTCGTGTCCAAGTTTTTCACCTCCCTGTCTGAGGGCATCCTGACGCCTATCCTGGCGCCGGCCGCGGCCGCCGGCAAGGGTGTCTCTGGCTTCACGGTCAAGGTTGGCTCGGCTGAGCTGAAGGTTGGCCAGGTCGTCACGGACCTCATCAACCTCATCGTGAGCTTCGTGCTGGTGGTGTTCACCGTCAGCCTGCTGCGCACGTACGTTCTCTCCCGCATCGGCGCCAAGCGCAAGGGAGGGGAGTATGAGTAAAAAATAGGTAGTTGTAGTAATGCAGGCACCTGAAACACCTCCAGCACCTGCACCCGCTCGCACATGGTCTTCGTGGGCCAGTTCGCTTAACCCGTTTGCGTCAAAGCCCGCTGTGGCTGGTCGTCGCAAGACGGTCAGGCGTCGCCGAAACGGAAGGAAGTCCACCCGCTACGGGGGTAAGCGCCGTAAGTAGCCGCTAGACGCTTCTCCAGATCCTTCGCAGTCGCGCCCTTTGCAAACATCAGGTCGTTCGCGCGCTTCCACTCCTGAAACTTCATTGTCAACGCAACCTTCGTAACCGGCTCGGGCTGAACACCACCGAGCACTCCATCAATCATCTCCAGCGGATGCACAAACTCACGGATGAACTTGGCGATCGCGTCATTATCATCCTTGTAGTCGCTCGTGTAGGCCATGACCTTCGCGGGTGGCGTCAACTTGCGGTGGCCACCACCCTCACGATACAGATGAACCAGATACGAGAGGAAGCAGGTTGCCCACTCGTCAGACACGACCTTGTGCTGGATGGACTCGTCCATCGGCTTCTCGTTGGGTAGCTTCGGTACAGCAACGAACTTGGTCGGGAAGTCAATCACAACCAGACGGCGCCAGGTACCGCCATCCTGCGTGTTGATCACCGGCTTATCGTTGCAGGAGAAGTTGAAGCGGGTTTGCATGTCAAACTCCACCATCTGCTTGGACCCCGCATACAGGTCACGACCCACAACGCGCTCCGACGAAGCCAGCTCCTTCATGTAGCCAGTGTTGATCGCCGCACCCTCGTCAGGCTCGGACATCGTCGCGAAGCGGCGGCCCTTTAGTCGGACCAGGTCAGGATTCGCAGAGCCAGTCTTGCCTCGGCCCTGTGTCAGCATAGTCACAGACGCCTTGGTCGCGTAGTCACCCATCGCTTGCGTCATCAGGTTCATGAGCATGGACTTGCCGTTAGAGCCTGTGCCCGTCAGGATGTGGAACTTCTGTGCCTCGTTCGCACCCGACAGGGATGTGGAGAGATACGCAAGGAAGTAGGTCCGGACCTCAGGGTCAGGCAGCACATCGTTGATGAACTTCTGAAGCTCGGGCCAGCACCTGTGCTGGTAGTGAGGCATCTGCTCGTCAAAGTCCAGCTTAGTGGAGAAGGAGATGTAGTCCTCGGGTTTGCCGTCACGGAACTCCATCTTCAGCGTGTCCAGAACGCCGTTGTTGAACGCAATCAGGTTCTTGTTCTCATCCACCTTGTTCACGAACTCCTCATCGAGGAACAGCTCGCGGCACTCGCGCATGACATTCTCCTTGAAGCGACTGGTCTTCAGCTTCATGCGCATCTGGGTGAATGCGCTGAGTCGGGCTTCCGCGCGGCATCGCTCGCACGTGACAGCCTCATGCTTGCCCTCGGGGCAGTTCGCCATGTCCTCCATCTGCGTCATGAAGATCTTGGCCTGGTCCCAGAACCGCCGCGCAACATCGTTGGACAGCTTGCACTGGAGGTCGATACCCTTGTCCGTCTCTTTCCAAGTGTGGGTCATGAACCTGAACCAGTTGGAGGAACTGAAGCGGGCGCAGCGGTACATCTCGCGGTACATTGCGAATACGACCAGTGCAACGTCGTGCTCCGTCTGAGAGCCTACTGCCTCGTTGACCAGGTAGTCAATGTTGCGCTTCTCAATCTCCTCGTATTTCTCCGAGTTGTCCAGTCGAGACCAGTGAAGCAGGCTCTTCTCACTCAGGCGCGCACCGTCATTGCGGAAGCCGAAGGAGTTCCACTTAGCAATCGCCTCACGCTCCTTGTACTCTGCAATGTTCTGCGCCGAGAACTCCAGCCAGGTTCCCTCCAGGTCAGGGTGAATGTTCTTGAGGCACTGACCTGTATTGATCCAGTCTTGGTAGGAGCTGTACCTGAACTCTGCAAGGTTGAAGACGTGGTCGCGCAGTCGACGCAGCTGGTCCTCCGTCAGAGGAAGCTGGATCGTGATGCGTGTGGGCGATGAACCACGAGACCCCACATCACCCTGGCGCTCAGCCGGCCGCCCACGAGGAGGTAGCGCAGCTGCACCACCCGAGATGCGGACCGTTTCCTCCGTCCGGTCATACATCTTGCCGGCCTCCGTGAATGCCGTGGCCTCAGACGAGTGCGCACGGACCGAATACTTGCGAATCAAAGCCGCCGTCACGCGCGGCTCCTCGTCGTCAATGCTGGTCTCCCCCGTCGCAGGGTCCCAGTCGACCGTATACCTGAACCGGTACGGCAGCGGCTGAACACCATTCTCAAGCGGCTTGCCCGAGCGGAGCAGAGGCCACCACGTGCTGTGGTTGAGAACCGCAGAATCATAGACATCGCGCCACCCCTTCTTCAGTCCGAGTCCCGGGAAATGCGACTCCATCCTAGGCAGGAGTGCATTCTTGATTGCATTCTCCACGCCCTTGTTTGTCTTCAATTGAGGAACAACGATGTGGATGCCCGATTTGGACTCATTCTTGGTTGGGTAGTAGGTGGGCTCTGGTTTCTCCATGACACAGACCTCCACGCTACTGTTGACTACGAGGTACTTCTTGACCTCGTTCATGTAGTCCTTGACGAAGGAGAGAACCTGCTCCTGTGTATGGCGGTGCTCCTCTACCTTGCCCTCGTAGATGAAGTCAAGGTCAACGCGCAGAGACCCAATCGGGGTCATCTTCTCAGTGATAGTCAGCATGCCGACATTCTTGACATAGTCAGAATACAGGTCATAGAAGAGCGCCAAATCGTCGTCGTTTGAAATATTGTACATCTTGCAGATAGAACGAAGCTGGTGTGTCTCCTGACCTGAACCCTTATCGGATTCCCGCTTCTCCAGAAATGCACGAAGCTTGGACGGCTGCATCCTGTGTTGAATGCCCCGACAAGAATTGTGAGTGAACTGGTCCGTTTTTAACGCACGAATCTGGATTCATGGACAAAAAAGGAATAGAAAACCTGCGGGAAAACATAAGGCAAGAATGAAGTTTTGCAAGGACTGTCACAACTTTCTCTATGACATTGTTGAGCGGGAGAAGACCGCCTTTCTGCAGTGCCGCTCCTGTCCTTACCAGGAGCCTGTCCCGAAGTCGGACCCCGTGGTCTATGAGCACGACCTTCAGCAAGATACCTCAGTTCAGTACTCGATCAACAAGTACCTGAAGTTTGACTCTACGCTGCCCCGTTTCAAGACGATGGTCTGTCCTAACCATATCTGCCCAACCAGGGGTAAGGAGTCGGATATTGTCGGAATCAAGTTGGACCCCATCAATATCGTGTGGATGTATCAGTGTGCAGTGTGTGATGAAATGTGGAAGCAGAGTGCGAAGGGCGTATAACGGAGTTTAAGTGCGCGGCGCGGAGCCAGGTGCCCAACGGCCCTGAACCTGTCCGCTGGTGGAGACGGTAGACAGGTTCTTCGGGTTGTTCACATTGTTAGGAGGGCGCGGCACCACGCGGGCCAGTGTAGCCGACAATGTTGTATTTGTAGGCGAAATATAGCGACTGGCCTGAGTGGCCAGAAGGCGTGCGTTAAGGATAGAGATAGTAGGAACGGGCTGAGCGACTGTCTGATTGGAGATGGGAACTTTTCCGTTTGAATACGCACCAGCGGCCGCCTTCATCTTGAGATAGGACGTGTAATCAGACGCCGAAAGAGTTGGCATTATCTAGATGTCCTATATTTTTACGAGATGTACACCCGTCCCTTGAAGGGGGGACTCTTCATAACAGAGTTCGCAAGCGCGGTTGTAGTCGGGCTCGCATCCATCGACACCGCAGCCGCCTTCACGATTGCGGAGATGCCGACGACGGGGTTTGCAACAGAGGGGCGCGCCGTAACAGCTGGCCTAGAAAGTGTTTGTGCTCCAGCACGAACAAATGTGGTGTAGTCGGATGCAGATGTCTTCAACAGCGGCATTTATGAAAAGGGAAAGACTTTCCTTCATACAAGAGTAGGCATGTCCGACCACCCTGAAGTCAAGCCCGTGTTCCGTGAGGAGGTTGTGGAAAACATCAAGCAGCCTCGTGTGACGCAGCCGTACTTTACTAAGTATGAGTTCGTAGCCCTTATGTCAAGTCGTGCACAACAGATTGCGGACGGCGCGAAGCCCCTTGTGGGGCTCGAGGGACTGAAGACGAGTGATCCGATGTTTCTGTGGAATGTCGCGAGGCGAGAGATTGAGCAAAGGAAGCTGCCGTTCCTGATTCGCCGCCCGTTGCCGAATGGGACGGCCGAGTTCTGGAGCGCACAGGAGCTTGAGCTGGCATGGTGATTAACCTGACAGACGCTTCAAGTCCTCCTCGGTCGGCGGGAAGAGCAGCAGGGGTCCAGACGCAACGGGTGAGTTCCGCATCTCAGGTGTCGCATGCTTGATGGTTCCGTTTGCCATCGCTACATCAATCGAGTCCTCGGAGAAGCGGGAGACATCCTCGGACAGCTCAGACTGAAACGGGCTGGTCGCACGCTGGACCACGAAATACAGGAGTCCAACCGCAGCAAGAGTCAGCAGCAGGATCATCAGCTTGGACGCAGTGAGTTTAGGAAACTTCATTGTGTATCCGCACGAAAAACGGAGTCAGGGCAAACAAGTAAGTAAGGGGCATGGACTTTCCGATTCCCATTCGCTGCTACACGTGTAACCTCCCCATCGCTGGCAAGTGGCTGCGTTTCCTTGACTTGGTGAAGCAGTACCGTCGCGACGATGGGCGCCCTGAGAAGGCAGAGATTCTCTACCTGACGAACTCAACGACTGTCACCGCAGAGGGTCGGGCGATGACAGACCTTGGACTGACGCGTGAGTGTTGTCGTAGGCACCTGCTGACACATCCAGGTGTTTAAGTTCTCAAACTAAAGTAAAGATGTCTTCCTACAGTGAATACCTCAATCGTCAGAAGGCGAGACTTCCCAATATCATTGATACACGCCCCCATCGCGATGCTGGGCACCAGACCGAGATTGTTCGCATGTTAGCGGCGTCTGGAAACCTGGAGACAGCAAGGGCAAATACAGCGTGCACCTCTGCCCTCAACGCTCCGTCCACGGTTCCGACAGCCACCAACTTTTTCCATGGCGGTGGTCACAATGTTCAAGACATGACCTCATATGTTGCGTACAAGGCGGGTTCGGCTCTTGCAGCGGCCACAGCTGCCAACACCAAGACACCTCAGATCAATGGAGTTTGCTACCCGTCTGCATGGCCATCGCTGGGTGGTGAGCTGGCTGACCGTCTTGCGGCTGATTCTAACTTTGCGGCAAAGTATGCGGCTCGCCAAGGATTCAAGACGACACCGAACGGCAACTGCTGCTTGAAGTGCAATAAGGTTCTGTTTGACTCGCCGTGCCAGTGTGTTACACCGACTGGTCTCAAAGACACTTACCAGTATCCTCGCACAGTTACATAATGTTATTCGTGTATACCTATCCACGAACCAAGGAGTCTGGGTGGTTTGATGTATCAGACACCTTGGACACCTTTACGGACACTGCTATCTCAATCTTCAACCATCACAAGACAGCCACACTGTGGTTTGGCTATCTTGAAGGATGGATGCTTACTCCACATGAAGAAGCCAGACTTCGCAAGGTCATCCGCGCATTCCCATGTCATGTTGTCACGCGTGAGCCACTTTCGTTCTCACAGGCGTGGAAAAACGAAATCGAAATCATTTACACAAGTCCACCTCATGGAGACTCCGACATTGACCACCATGGTGGTCCTGTACACGCTGGATGTCAAGCTGAACACGACGGTTCTACTGGAGCACCTACCCCTGACGGAAGCATTGATTAAGATTGAGAAGCAGGGCACACCTGCACGAGGTTCAAGTAAACGAGACCTTATCAAGCGGCGCGCAAAGAAGGCGCCTTCAAAGCGGACGACGGGGTTTGGGCACAACTCAATCACCCTCGTCGTGCTCAATGACGGGGATGGGGCACTCGTACGCAAGGAAATCACAGTGAAGGTGTTTCAGAATGGCGTCTTCCACATCACCGGTGTTCTGGACGAGCGATACGACCGTTCTGTCATGCGGTTCTTGACTGCACACATCCAAGCCTGTCCTGACGCTACGATCTCAGGAACCTGGGAGGAAAAACAGCGTCGCGTGGTTCTCATGAACTACAAGACACGGTTGACAGAGACGACGAGCCTGTCACGAGAGCAGCTCTACTCTGGGCTACGAAAGCTGGGTGTGAAGACGGACTACGAACCCGCGGTCTATCCAGCCGTGAAGATTTACTTCCCTGAGACACGCTGGATTGCAAAGGTGTTCAGGACAGGAAACATCATCCTGACGGGAATGACGACAGGCGAAGAGTGCTCGCGTCTGATGGTCGCGTTACAACCACTTATACATTCTATCCCAACAAATCATAATGTCGCAGCTACGTGAGTTAACGCCCGAGGAAGTTGCGGCTGGAGAGCGTCATATTTCAACGGTTGATCTTTCGGCCACCGAGATTCAGGCCCTGGTCCGCAACATGGACCACAGCAAGAAGAAGTGGCGCCACCTGCGCAAGGAGGAGTTCATGAAGAAGCTAGAGGATGACAACTCTGTTTTGTACTTCAACTATCCTAGCCTGTGGCAGATGCATGCAGAGGATCGGCTGGACTCTACCTTTTTTGAGATGCTGTCCTTGAAGCGGAAGATTGAAAAAGGTGAGCTCAGCTCGGAGGCCGCGAGTGCGATGGTAGGGCAAAAGTTGTTCAACCGTTATGTTCCTCAGTCGGGTGCTGCTCCTCAGGCACCGACCATGTCGTATGAGGATTATTATAAGAAGTTTGGGGGACACCAGTGATGTGTGGGTACCACACTCACCCATACCGCGCACGCATCTCAGCGTACGTCATCGGAACATCCTTGAACTTGCGGAGAGTCGCGAACTGCTGCTTCAGCGTCATATTGGTAGTCGTCTCTGCAAGGAAGTCCTCACGAGTGGCAGCCCTAGGAACCTCCATCTCCTTCTCGGTTAGAGGCTTAGCTTCGGGTTCAGTGAATGACTCAGGCTTCTCTTCCATCTTCTTGAATAAGTCAGCAAATGACTTGACGTCTTCTGGCTTGGGAATCGGTGTTACGGGGCGAGGATCGTTAGACATTTTGACGGCTCTTTACTCATATTCACTGGTTTCCGTTTTTGTAGAAGGCGAACTCATCCATGACATTCTTCATGGTGAGATGCGGGTGAAGCCATTCGCTCGCCTCGTAGGCGCCCACGCCATCAATCTCTCCGATGTGATCCGATACAATCCCCTGCATCCGGTAGAGGACCGAGAGCGGGCTGCGGTGGAGCTCTGCAGCCACCTCCTGGACACTCTTGCGGTCGTTGCGGAGCATGCGGATCATCGCCTTCTCCTCCTTTGTGCTCCAGCGGTTCTTGCTCAGCGTCACAGTGTTAGCGGTCATAGAACGAGTGTACGGCATTTTTATGATGTGGATATCCAAGTCATAAAAAGTTTCCGTTTTTGCCCCAGAGAGGAATCGAACCTCCGACCTATCGCTTGTTTCTGAGGAGTCGTACGACGTACAAAGCGAGTGCTCTAACCACTGAGCTACAAGGGCGATACATGGAGTGGGGGTTGAACCCACGCGACTTGCGTCAACAGGTCTTAAATCTGTCTCCTTAACCACTCGGACATCCATGTGAAAATACACTCACCGGGAATCGAACCCGGGTTATCAGATTGGAAATCTGGCAGTCTACCACTGACTTATAAGTGTGTTGGGTTTCCCCGTGTTGTTACATCCCGCCCTCCCTAAACTCCTTCCGCAGCGCCATAAGTAACTTGCCTAACATGTTTTGTCCCTTCCACTTAGCGGGGTTCTTGGCAACACTGGTCTCAGCCGATGTCCCGATCCCCCAATAACTGTCACGAGGGCTGGCCTCTCCGATGGGCCGGTTTTTTGTTGCAAGCAGCTTCTCCAAGAGCTCCTTGTTCTTGGGGTGTGTAAACTTGGCCCGTACCGCCTTCTCCATAATCTCATTCTTTGCTCCGTCCCATTTTGTTTGGTCAAAGTCCTTGACCTTTGCCCCGAGCGCCTTGACCGTTTTGGGCTCTACCTGTGTCTTATTTTTTGGTGGGGTCAGCATCTTGGTCGCGGATGCCTCATCCCCCATCAGTTTTGCCTTTGACCACTGAAAGTAGTGCTCCACCGTTGGGAACGACATACCATCAATTTCAAAGGGGGCGACGTAGAAGTTGCTCATGAACCTAAACTCGCCTTTGCTTTCGTCAGACCCGTAGAATAACACTGGTTCCTCTTGAGGTTCTTGAGGTGCCTTAACGGTAATCACCTTCCGCTTAAGTTTGGGTTTGGGCGCGACAACCTCTGCGTCCTTTGTGGTTGGGAGTTCAATAGACTCCGCAACTTCAGGAGGCGATGGAGGTTCGGGCTCCTTATAAACCCTCTTAAATACGAAACTGCGGTGGAGGAGCGAGAAGGCCTGCTGTTCCTGTGTCAGAGTAATCTCAGTCTGCTTGCTGTAATACTCCGAGAACATGGATGTCGAGACCAGTTCGTATCCCACCGCTTTCAAGACTTCTGTAATTCTCTCAAACGGAACGAGGTATTCTTTTACGGGTTTGTCGAAGCTCTCCAGATGAACTCGGATCCCTTGTCCGAATTCCTCTGTGAACGTGTCGCCATCAGGATATTCCTTGGTGAACTCACCGAATACCTGGTTGTCGGCACGGAAGATGTGATTCTTCTTGCCAAGGAGGAGGGCATAGACAGCCGCTCCATCCATGCAAGTCCCAAAGAACCACTCCTTACCATGTGTAACCAGATTCTGTGTAAACGATCCAAACGCATCCTCTGACTCGCATGCATAGTGGATTGCAAACTGGCATGAGATGGCATCAAACTGGGTAAGCCCCGCAAACTGTTCAAGGTATGGTGTAGGCGCTGGCTCACGACCTGCAAGAATGTTGATGTAGCGGTCGTCGTTTTCATAGAATGGCTTGACCATGTCTCCAACCACGAACAGTGCAGGAGGCAGCTTCTGGTAGGATGTCTTGGCCCGGTCATTGAGGTATCGGACATATGCGCTCTCGTTCAGACCCAGCGAAGTGAGGTTGGACTCGGACGCATCAACCCCCACGACCTTGCCCAGCTTGGCGCGCTTCCACTTCCCCATGTCACCCGCACGACCTACACCGAGCTCCAGCAGAGTACTACCGGGCTTCAGCTTCTCATAGAGCTGCTCCTTCACCCGGTTGTGGAACTTGTACACAATCTTGAGAACACGGTCATTGGCCTTGAGGTTCTCCTGGTAGTACACATCGTCAATGGTCAGGTTGCTGACCGGCTCCGTAGCGCAGTGACGGACCATCTCCTCCGTGATGGGATTGTGGATGTTCGTCCAGATGGAGTTGGCCACTGCGATATTGTTGCCGAACTGCGCCTCACCCTTGCGGTACTGGTAGGTCTTGTCGTAGCGGGTGCGCAGGATGACCCATCGGCTTGTAGCCAAGTCGTAGGAACACTCGATGATCGTATTGTCCTCAATGCGAGCACCCGTCTTGTCCACAGGCACACCGTTGGCATCCAGAGGGAGCATGATGTTGTGTGCCTCACGGTCAGGTGGTACAGTGGGCTGGAACGGCGAGGGCGCATAGCCACTGGTGTCCGCAATCCGCTGAAGGTCTGACGGCAGAGCAGGTGGCGTGTACTCGCCTGTCAAGGTCTCGCGAGGGTAGACGATGGTGGACTTGCGGTCACGGGACACATAGAGCATCCCCTTGAACACGCGGTGCTGGAGGACTGTATCGTAGGCATCGCCTGGCTTGAACCGAAGCAGGAAGTCAATGCTGTTCTGGTCCGCAGGCTTCCACTTGTAAACACGGAGCCAGGTGTTGCCCTTGCGGTCCGGCTGTGGCGCAACAGGAGAGGCGCGCGGGGTGAAGACCAGACCGTCTGTAGGGTACGCAAACTTGGTGTCCAGCATCCTATTGATGGCCTCCTGCATCGCCAGACCGTCTCCTGCGAGGAACAGCTTGGTCTCAACCCTCATCGGCTTGCTGGTCACCTGTCCTACGAAATCAGCCGCAAGGTCCTTGACGAACTCACGAGCACATCCAAGGCGGGACTCAAGCGGGTTCTTCATCACATCGTCGTCCGTGGTCATGAGCGGCAGGCGTGTCGTGTTCTTGCCACGGTAGACATAGACATCAAAGATGCAGAAGAGGTTGAGGTCAGGCAAGTGCTCTCCATCCAACACGGTTCCGATGTGGACGTCCTTCGTCGCAGTCAGGCCTGTCCAGGTCACCAGCAGGTTGGGCGTAATCAACAGGACCCGCTTGTCACGTGCAACGATGAGGAAGCAGCGGTTGCCATCGGCCTTGTTTGTGACCGTGTATCCCTTCAGAACCGTATGAGGCTCCTCAGGTGACATGTGGATGCGGTCCATCGTCACAGGCTGGATGAACTGCATACCCGACCGCCCGAACTCAATACGGTAGTTCTCCATATCAGACTTGGAGAGGAGGAAGGGTGAGTTCTGGAAGGAGCCCAGAATCGCATTGACGTGTCGGATCATAGAGTCTACAATCGCCCTGACAGGAGCCTTGCGGTCTGCCACCTCCACTTCAAGCTCATACAGCGGGCTCTTGCGCAGAATCTCAGACATGGTCTTCTCGCGCTTCTCCTCGGACCGCGACTTGACCAGTGAGAAGTCAATCCGCAGGAGACCGTCTGCTGTCTTCCATGACTTACGGTGCATGACACGGACGAACGACACAGGGTCTACAGGAGAACCAGTAAAGTCGCGACGCAACTCCTCCTCCTTACGCAGGGTGAACTTGATGCCATAGTCAGGCAAGTTCAGTGTATCATCTTGCCTCTCGCGTCCATTGAAGTAGGGCGTCTTGCGCTCTACGAGCAGCTTGTTGCCACGAAAGCTGTTGGTCTGGCACACCTTGAAGATGTTCTCAGGCTCCGTAACGACGACGCGGACGCCGTCAGGATAGGAGAAGGTGGCACGGTGTTCCTCTGTCGCAGAGCCTACCGTAAGTTGTCCGATGGTTTCGATGATGCGATCAGCCACATCTTTTGTCTTAATTTGACCAGAGAGGACCTTACATTCCATCTCGGCATGAGGGTCCTTGGATACGTAGCTTACGAGAGTAGATATTTTCTCACGTGAGGCTTCCATTGCCCTTATTAAAGGGCTGGATTCTCTTTATCCGTTTTTTACTAGACCTTTGCGCTCAACATCATCAGCATCCATCCTCTTGCGCTGATCCAAGTAAAAAGAGACGAGTTTCTCCATTTCCTGAAGGCATACATCCGAAAGTGTGTCGGAAGACACGAGAACCCCTGTCTGTGTCTTGGTATACGAGTTCGTGTGGTGCTTGATAATCTCAAAGATCTGTGCGTGTTCATGAACGTCAAGTTTGTCAAGCTGGTCCCGGAGGTGCTCCTTCTGCGACCGGTTCATTTGTCTTAGGCGCACGAGCGGTAATCACCTTCCTCTTCCGCGGTTGGTCCTTCGACTGGAGCTGCTCCGTCGGAACCGTCACACGCTTCTCAACCTGCTCTGGTGCAGGGCCACTCGCAGCGGCAATCACAGGCTCATCTGCAGGTGGGCGCTCTGCTTCAGGTGCTTGGGTGGTTATGATAGACCTGAGCTGACCCAGAACGACGATGGAATCGTCACCCTGTTGAAACCGAGAACCCTTCACCTCAAATTCAATCTCCTGCTTGTCCTGAATGTCGTCAAACTTGGCATCACCCAGGTGAAGGTCGCGAGGCAGGAGAATCTTCATGGGTGAGAGCTCAGCATGAAGACCAATCTTGCTGCGGAGAACCACGGGAGCCCTGAACACCTGTCCAGGGTGAGGGAGGCAGATGTCAGCCTGAAACTTGACACTGAAGTCCAGACCGCCACGAATCAGATTGACACGACCAAGCGAGTGCTTGAGAACGGTGATGCTTCGGTTCTGGACATACCCCTCGGGGATGCAGACACCTTCGTAGGTTGCTCGTAATTGTGCCATGATTGGGACCTCAATGTTGCGTTGGAGCTTATCCGCGGGGAGGTGAACCGTTCGTTGCAGCTCACGACGTTCAAATACGGGGTCCATACTGTCCGTTATCCTTTACTTGCTCTTTTTCGTTTTCGGTTTCGCCGAAATGATTGTCTCCATCTCTTCGGGTGTGTACCAGACGATTTTGTTGTCCGTGTTGCTACGGAGGAGGAGTTCGGTGTACGTGCACCAGTTGTCGCGATTCAGCTTGGTCAGCTCTTGCGGCACTCCCACACCCGATGGGTCAACATACTTGGCCAACGCAAGAACAGCGGGCTGCTTGTTCTCACCTGTACCGCAGACGATGGGCACATCGCGCTTCTTGCCCACCTCACGAATCGGTGTCTCTCCATCCATCTTAAAGCGGCTGATGGCCAGCTTCTCGTTCCTGACTGAAGCAAAGATGCGGGTCTTGTTCTCATCAAAGTGGTGGAGCAGGTCATCGGTCCACTTTGTCACAGCGGTCAGTGGCTCACCTGGTGGCACATCTGCGGGGTCATAGACATCGAATCCAAGCACCAGGATGTCTGTTCCAGGAACCTTGAGCCGTTCACCATACGGCAGGGGCTGACCAGAGCGGAGATACAGGATCTTCTGTGCGGCCGTGAGCTTGTGATCAAACACATATCCGTTGAGCACATCATCTGAGAAGCGCTCGACGTTGAACGGGAAGTCGCGCAGGGCCACCAAGTCAGGCGCATCCGACACAGGAGTCTTTGGTGTATCCACAATCTCGGGAAGGGTCACATCCTTGCGGTCACGGACACTGGTCACGCGCTCAATCGCAGTGCTGTTGGGGACACCGATGGGGGCAAGTGCGTAGAGCGAACCCTTGGACTCCAGCAACGATGGGCGGCCGAATGCGTCTTGGAACTTGAACCCTGTGCGCACCGCGTTCTGAAGCGTGTAGCCAATCACATCATCGTCGTACATTCCCACAGCTGCGAAGAGCTGCTTGCGTTCCCAAATGGCCTTGTCCAAGAACAGCTTGGACAGCTTGTTCAGAATCTCATCGCGCACATCCAGGTAGCTGGACAGTGGGCGCACATAGTCGGGGTCTTCGATGCTAGGCTGGATACGGCACTGGGTAGCATCTAGGTCCTGCATGAACTGAGGAGCCAGCATGCTGTGAAGAGAGAACACTACAGGTTCAGCGCCCTCAGAGCGGGTCTGCGGGACTTCAAGGTTCTTCCACTCTAGGGGCAGGCGGTTGAGGCCCATCTGGACAGGACAATCCATCGCCGACTCGCTGAGGATGCGCCGAACATTGGCGATCTTGATGGCCTTTGCCTCCACTTTTGTGCGGTAGGTGTATTCGTCAAAGCACTCGCGACGGGCGGTCGTGCGGCAGACATGGAGATACACCGTACAGTTCTGGTCCTCAAAAGGCAGAGCAGAGTGACTACAGGTGCGCAGACCGCGACCAATGACCTGCTCCATGCGGCTCATGTTCCACCACGGGTCAATGATGTGGATTTGACGGACAAAGCGGAAGTTCACACCCTCCGAGATGCGCGGTGTAGTTACGATGACGCGGACGAGGCTTCCGTCCATATTTCGTTGGTCCCGTGCCATGCGGAGAAGGGTATTGGTCTGTGGTGTTGAGACTTCAGAAGAAAGCAAGATGTATGCACCTTTGCCCTTGGGACGGTCTCCAGCAAGAAGTGGGTTCCCTGCGGCAGGACGGTAGCCGTGTTCCTCAAGAGCCATCGCAAAGAGGCGGGCACCTTGCTCAACATAGTTAGAGTAGACCATGACGACACCCTTGGAGGCCTCAATGGACTTGATAATGGTTGCGAACTTGGTTGCGTGGTTGGGCAGGGCCTCAGGAGTCAAGAAGGGCTCACCCACATACTCGTACTGGTCACCCGATGACCGGAACACTTCACGGAACTTCTTGTTCCCGGGCAGAACGGACACGGTTGTCAACATCAGCGCTTGGCGCTTCTCCTCGTCATTCTCGTCTGCGGCTGGCATCTCACCCACTGCCTTACCCTGTTCACCTGTCACCTGTGACGCCACTACACTGAGGTACTTCAGCCGCTCATCGTCTCCGATGCGCTTGGTCTTCCCTGCAAAGGAGTGGGTCCGATCATCGGGTGCTGCATTCGGGGCGGGCAGACGGAAAGGGAAGGTGAACGGGTTCTCGCCCTTCACGAAAGAGACATACTCTTGGCACCACTCACGAAATTTGGACTCCATCGCAGGCTTCACGTTGCCATCCGAGGTGAAGTAGTCGGAGGCTTTCAACTTCTTCGTCGTCTTCTGCTTGCGGTCGTTCCAAAGAAACAGATTCATGAAGAAGACGATTTCCTCGTAGCTCTCATACATGGGGGTAGCTGTGAGCAGTACGAGGATGAGGCCATCTGCCGTCTTCACAAGTTTCTCAATGCCAGTGGACACGGACTTGTCAGACCCCTCGCCGCCCTCACGCAAGTTGTGGGCCTCGTCCACCAATAGCAAGCGGTTGTCAAAGGTCTCGTGGATCCACTTGTCTGCGTCTTCAGGCGCCAGCTCGGCCAGCTTCTCGTTGATGCGGGCACCGAAGGAGTGGTAGCCGGTAAACTCGTAGAACTCGTCAATGATACGGTCAGCCATCGTCAAGAGGCGCGCGCGAGTCTCAGGGACGAACCACTGGCGGGGCTCGGATACGACGCGCTGGAGCATCTCAAGGTACCTGCGGCCTGTGCACTGCTTGGATGACAGAATCTGGCTCTTCTCATCCAGCTTGACGCGCTGGAGGTCAAAAATCTCGGTGCGGAAGTTGGACTGAACCGCAGGGCCCGCAACGACAAGTACCTTCTTGTCCTGAAACTCGGGACGCATAATGTACTCTTCTGCAATCTGGATGGCAGAGCAGGTCTTGCCGACTCCAGTGCCATGAACCATCAGGAGATCCCGCGTTGCGCTGTCGGGCGAGAGAACCCGACGCAGGAACTTCTGATGACTTTGAAGTGAAAACTCGGTGGACCGGCAGAGCTCCCCACGAAGCGTCTGCAAGTTCTCCAACGAGGCTTGTGGTAGAGAGTCATTATGAATCTCCGCCAACTCAGGATGAGTCAGGTTGGGCATTATGTAGTTGTTAGATGAGTTTGGGGAAGGGGCGACGACGGGTGCGCTTGCCTGCTGTTATCGCACGTCTTGTCAGTGGGGCAGGTGCTTTCCTCTCAAGTTTATCCTTGCGGGTAGAATACCCTGGGGCAGCCTTCTTTGCAAGTTGAGGCGGAACAGGAAGTTCAGCTGGAAGCGGCGTAGTCAATGACCCAAAAATCGTAGTCGCTGATGTGAACAGCACTGTAAAGAGTGTCTGGTCTTCGATGAACTGTGGCTGATTGCTGACATCATTTAATACGACAACCGCAGCTGCGTATCCATCTGCGAGATCTCGAATCGCAAGCTTGGGTGCGAGGAACTCAATAAACTCTAAGAGGTCACTGCCAGGGTTCAGCATAGACTTGCACACATCCTCCCATGTCCAAGGCTCTGCCACTTCAGATGGAAGCTGTCTGAATCCAGACCTAGGGAAGTTTGCTGTCAACATATCCTTGACTTGCTGGATGGCTGCGGGCGGAACGATACCGATTGGAAGGGCGTTCGCAATCTCTTGTTCAACCTCCCAGTAGCGACCTGGTGTCGATGGAAGTGGGGTTCCATCCCGCTTGTATCCGAGAGCGCGTGCATTGTCAGAGTAGATTTGGTGAGTATACGCAGCAACCGCCTGGGAAGACCATGACATACCCGGCCAACTGTATGTGAGAGCAGCAAGGTCATCACGCGCTCCACCGATGACAACCGACTGTGGACCGGGTGCCCATGGCGCAACTACATGAGGACGACCTGCCTTGATATCTTGAAAGATCCGCATAAAGTCAATCACAACTTCCTCAGTCTCCGTGGACACAATCTTGAGTTTCTGCTTAACATTTCCAGTTGGTGCACCGGACTTTCCATTAATCATCCGTCCAGCAGGAGACAGTGATGCAATCTTGGAGTTGAACACAATGTAGTCTGTCCTGATATCCTTAAGGAGCTCTGGAGTAAAGGGCGCCTTATACTTGGCACCGAGTGGAGCAATGCTGGTGAGTACCCAAGTACGAATAGCCGTAACCTTTTCAATCCATGCAGTGATTGCTGCTGTAGCTGCTGGTACCTTGTCGGGTGTAATCTGCTCTACGCCTCCCATCATGGAATAGCGGGTGTTAAACTGTCCACCCCTCAAGGACTCTTGCAATGAGGCAATCGTATCATCATACCGTTCCTCAATCGTCTTCCAGCAGTTTCCCAGCCGCTTGAAAAAGTCAGCATACAGTTGGTCGTCTGTCTTGGACTGCTCAAACCCAGGAACAAACTTTCCCTCGCGAATCTTGGTGATATGGTCCTTTGGTCCAACATAGGTCACAGCAAGACCAAGCATAACTGCGCGCACATACTCCAGCCGATCAAGCGTGCTCAAGAACAGGTAGTTCACGGGCATTCCAGTGTTCAACTGCTTCGAGATAGGATACGCTGGGTTGGGCAGCATCTCAGCGGTGCTGTCTGGATTCGCACGCCGAGGTGCGAAAGGCAAGAGGATATACACCTGCAATGCGTCCCCCAACAACTTGCCGATGTAGTACGGAATGTCCTTTGGCCCGTTCTTCAGCTTGGCGTTTCCACCGTTACCTGCAAGATATCCAGATGGGCGGTTGATGAACTTGGGAGTCTTCACAATATCGGGATTCGGCCCAGACTCGGTGGAGGTCATGTCAATCCACACGAACGGACCTGCGGGGTTCTCGCGATACTGAATACCGCACTGAACATGGCACGTAGCCGCGGTTGCACGGAACTTACGGAGCAGGATGTTCCGTACATATCGTTCGTCCAACCCAAAAAAGCACCCCGGAATGTAGATGTCAGGCTCATATGAATAGGCGACCATATCACCCACTGTGCGGTTGGCAGGGTCAATCGCAGAGGGTCCAGTCACACCGTTCAGTCCGAGTGGCAACACGGGTCCAGCATCGCGGAAGTTAAGGCTGTTCTCACCCGAGAAGGGGTCAAACGGCTTCACAAATCCATCCGTTATCGTCGATGTCTGGAAGTGGATGGTGTCATTCAGCCGCTCGGGTTTGAAGACCACTCCAGGTATGAGCTGTGACATCACCGTGTCCTCATTAAGCTCAACCTGTGGGCGTTTATAATCTGGTCCATACCCCAGGATACGAGGGAGATTCATGCCAGATAACTTCAGCTTGCCGGGTGAATCGTGTTCAATGTCTGCCTCACTGTGCAGACGGAACGCTGCTTGAAACTGTGGGTCTTTACACACATCAACCCCATCCATTACTCCTTGCCCCGAAACAAAAGCGATTACACGCGCGGCGCGAACCTATATCATGGACAGAGCAGAAAAGTTTGCTGAAACACAGCAGTATGTTCAATTGATTGTGTATGGGGTCATTACGGGCTCATTTCTTGGAGTCGTGTGGAACATGTGTCGTAGAATCGCCTTTCGCGAGCATTCGGAGCATGAGCTTTAGAAGGCCATGAGGATGTCCTCCATCCTGCAGTCACCTGCGGGTGTCTCGCTAATCGTCTTGTTTGCCTGATCCAGCGCATCGCGGTCAGGTTCCTCAATCCCATCGGGTCCCTCGGGTAGACGGGACTCGTCTACCAAGATATCCACGAAGCCCGTTCCGCACGGGGGTTTCTGTCCGAACATGATGTTCGCAGACACGCCACGCATAGAGTCATACTCGGCTCCAACAGCGGCTTCAAACATCACCTTGGAGGTCTCCTCAAAGCTGGACTTGGCCAGCACACCCGTCTCGTTCTTCTTCATTCCGAAGCGGTTGACGGGGACGATGCGCCCACTGAAGGTCATGGTGTCCACCAGCACTGCAAGGTGGTGGTAGTTCACCTTCTCTGTGGAGAAGACCTCATTGAACTCCTCGTAGAGAGCCAGTCGCGCCGTCTCAATACCAAACACCTCGTTGATTTCGTGGATGTCGTTGGAGAAGCAGCGGGTCATGTCAATGCCAGGGAAGACCATGAGAGCAGGGAGGTTCTTGCCTTCCAAGTCCAGAACATATTGCTCCTTCACCGCATAGGAAGCGGTGCTCTCGTCATAGACCATCTCGTTCTTGAGCGTGCGGAGGAAGACACGACCAATCCCTGAAGGACCATCCGTCAGTGGGATGTCCAGAATCTTGTCCTCCAAGTTGCGCAGGACCGTCGGGTTCTTCACCATCGTCGGGTCAAACTCAATGCGCAGAATCATCTTGTCCGCCTCCTTGTTGGAGGTCACGCACTTCACCGTCGCCCACCCAAAGTTGTTGCTAATCTTGTCGGCAATCTCAGGCAGGTCCAGCGTGTTGCGGCTCACCATCTCCTGCGCACTCAGAGTCACGCGCATGACCCACGGAGATGTGGTCGTAGATTCACCAGGGCAGGTAAAGCGCTCGTAGAGCTCAAGAATCTCGCGGTCCTCATTCACTGCGGTCGTGGACGCGAGCGGGAACGGGTCATAGTAGATACGGACTGACTTGGAAATGTCGCGCAGTGTCGTCTTCTGAAGCTCCTTCATCTTTGCGATGGCCTCATTCTTCGTATCCACACCAGGCAGCAGGTACGCCGTGTTGCCTGGGCGCTTCGGGTTGGACGACGCAGAGAGCAGTTCCTCAATACGGGGCACACCTGAAGTTGCGTTGGCCTTCACCGTACCTGCAGAGTGGAAGGTGTCGCGGAGGCAGAGACCGTTCGCATGTACGAAGTTGCGCGTCCCCTCGACTGTCAGGTCATATACGAACGGAGTGGGGCACGCTTCTTCTTCGATCGACACCACCGTGTCCCAGATCACATTATTCACCCGCGCAAACTCCGACCGAGCACATTTGATCTGCGTCGGAACAATCGCCTCAAATCGGACTTGCTTGGCGGGGACAATGAACGCCATCTTGGATCGCAGCATAATACACTCATTGACAGGGATCCTTGAGAACCAGAACGTATGAGCTTTGAACGGTGTATTCTTATGTTTCATTTCCTTAGACTTGCGGGTATGGACTCCAAGACGAGACAGGAGTGCATTCACACCGTCTACGAGCTGTTCACTGATACTTGTGAAGTTGATACATCGTCGTCCACCCACGCCTACGGTTCCGTCTCCAGACAGGTATGCAGAAAGCAGTCCCACTACGAAGGGCTCGGGCGCAGAATACGCGAACGCCGGGACATGCTTATTGGCTGCACCGCGACCGCATGTAGCAATCATGAACCGTGCTAGCTGTGTGCAATGAATGACAGTATCGGTTGATGTCCATCCCTCCTTGTTCTTGTTCGTCTGAACAGTTGTCTTGTAAGGAAATCCAACCTGATCAACCCACTCCAACGCCTTCGCGCGGAATGTCTCGTCGTTGTTACTGATTCCGACTATATGATCATTTGCCATTCCCTCCGACAGATACGCACCTACAAACCTCCCAAACACCTCGTCCAACGGAATGGAGGCTGGAAGGCGATCCATGAACCCGGGCTCGATCCACTCCAGAGGAGACACCGTCGAGCATAGAGTGCTGAACGGCATGTCAGCTGCCAAGGGAACCTGACATCCGATCGTCAACTCGTCTCCGCGAGTTGGGACAAGTAACCCGTCAGGACCCTTGGTCAGGAACGACTTTGCCTTGGTTGCCAATACGGTACGTCCACCCTTGGTATGAATCTTGACGAGGGTATTCGATCCGTCTTCGTTCACAGGCGGGTGCTGCGTAACGGCTTCCAATGTGCGCCACTCGATGACGCCATGTTCGTCTACGGACATTGTCTCCCATCCCTCTGGCATGTATGCAAGGACAGTGTTGTTCGGATGGGTCTCGAGCTTGGGAGTCTTTGCGATCCACTCCTGTACAAAGTCGCCGATGGGAACCGACTTGATCTCTGCGCCATGCTTTACCCACACGCGCTCGTTGTGGGCAATGGAGTTCAAGGTAAGCTGGGTCGTAGGCTCACCGATGGACTGAGCGGCCAGAACGCCTACCATCTCACCTGCGTGGCACTGGGCCTTCAGGTAGCGGAACTCAATCTCGGCCATCAGCTCGCCAAACATCGCCTCTGTCATGCGGTGGATGATGATCGCCTTCTTGGGTGCGAGGTAGTAGCGCATCAGGGCGTGGAACACGCGGTTGCGAGGGAACTTGCGGATGAAGGCTGACATCCGCTCTACCACCGCCTGTGGGGTCAGGTCCGTCTTGGTTCCGTAGGGATTGGAGTACTTGGTCAGCATACGGGCGATGTTCACAGGCGATGACACGCGGTCATTCTTGCGCCAGCGGAACACATTGCGAACCAGCATGTCACGGTCCACCAACAGCTCGTCCACAAGGTCGGGGACTTGGTCCACGCTCTTGGACACAAACTCAGTCAGGTCCTTGGGGGAGAGCGCATACTCACGGTAAATCTGCTCAGTGGACATCCCGGCAAGGTCAATGTTCACATCTTCAATGGACTGCGTATCCACACCGTCTTCACCGTAGACGAACTGCACGATGCTGCCCGTCACATTGCGAACTGACCCGTCATACTCGAGGTGTTGGTCCTCCATGGTCTTCATCAGTCGGCGCTGGATGTAGCCTGTATCTGAGGTCTTGACTGCGGTATCAATCAGACCCTCACGTCCTGCCTGAGCGTGGAAGAAGAACTCTGCGGGCATCAGACCCGACACGAACGAGTTCTGAACGAAGCCGCGCGACTCAATGCCATCGTCGTAGCGAGCAAAGTGAGGCAGGGTGCGGTCCTGAAGGGTGTATTGAACACGGCGGCCCTCAATAAGCTGCTGACCCAGAGTAGCGACCATCTGCGTGATGTTCTGAGGGCCTCCCTTAGACCCCGAGTTGACCATCTGAATCATGCGGTTGTCCGAAGGCAGGGACTCCACCACCTTGTTATTGATATCCGCAGCCACCTTCTTCAGGGCGCTGGAGACCTTGTCCTCCAAGTCCTCACCATCTGACATGCCCGAGATGTTCTTGAAGGTGCCCGAGTGGACATCAGAGAGGATGTTCGCAACCTCCCTGCGGGCTTCCAGCAGCTTGGCATCCACGAACTGCTGCGTCTCAATGTTCGAGATCAGGTCTGCCGTGCCCACCGAGAAACCAGTGAACAGGTTGAACTGCGTGACCACGGACTGAATGTCGTTGATGAGCTGGCCCGCGCGCTCAGGGCTGAAGTCATTGTAGACCACATGGACCAGCGAGGTGCAAGCAGACTTCTTCAGAATTCCCTTGGTCAGCTGCCCGTTCTCAATGGTGACAGCGCCCTTCACATTGATGATGGGGAAGGCTGCGGAGATGAGCTCAGCACCTGTCCACGGTACACCATCCGTCTTGCGAGTAAATGGACGCTTGATGCGAGCCAGGATGTTCATCGCAATGACCTCGGGGACCGTCACATTGTCCAGGCTCATGCGGTAGATTCCCGTCATCGTGTCCTGGAAGAGCTGGATGATTGGGCTGTTCGTGCGGGGGCTGATAATGTTGCGCAGCACAGATGCAAGGTAACGCAGCTCTGTCGCAGCAGCAATGGACTGAGGCACATGCATGTTCATCTCGTCACCGTCAAAGTCCGCATTGTACGGGCGAGTAGCCGATACGTTCAGTCGGAAGGTAGAGTAGGGCAGCACACGAACACGGTGGGCCTCCATAGACGCCTTGTGAAGAGACGGCTGTCGGTTGAAGAGCACAATGTCCCCGTCCAGCAGGTGGCGGTGGACCACATCACCCTCACGCAGGTCAATCGTATCAGGGTTCACAAAGCGGAGACTGACAGCACGCTTATCTTGCTTGAGAAACACCGTCTTGGCACCAGGGTGCTTGTCAGGACCGTTTCGGATGTACTCAAGCAGGCGGTCGCGGTTGTAGACGCTGACAATCTCGGGGAAGGTCAGGTTAATCGCAATCTCCTCAGGAACACCGAGCTCGTCTAGGTCAATGTTCGCATCGGGAGTAATGACTGAGCGGGCTGAGAAGTCCACACGCTTTCCCATCAGGTTGCCGCGAACACGACCTGTCTTTGCACCGAAACGAGCCTTCAGTGTACGGAGAGGGCGACCCGAACGCTGAGCCGCAGGAGCCATGCCCTTGATGTCATTGTCCACATAGGTCGCAACATCATACTGAACGAGAGCCGTGTGTTGGTCAATGCGCTCAGCTGACTCACCCTTGTCCAGCTTGTCACGCAGGCGCTGGTTGTTGCGGATAATGTCAATCAGCTTATGGGTCAGGTCATCCTCCATCTTCTGGTTATCGTCCATCACAACCGACGGGCGAACCGTCAGAGGCGGAACCGCAAGCACTGTACAAATCATCCACTCGGGGCGAGCGAACTTGGGATTGAATCCGAGGGCAATGCAGTCTTCGTCCGTGATGCGCTGGAACGCACGCAGCACCATCTCCGTCTGAAGCGGCACACCTGCCTGCTTCTCCGTCGCATCCTTCGGCTCACGGAACCGGCCCTCAAGAGAGGCAGCCTTTCCAAGCACCTTCATCACCTTCGCAAAGAGGACAGACGCACAGTGCGGACAGGCGAGTGGTTCATCGCTACCCTTTTGCTTCAGCTTGACCGCCATGTCGCGCAGCTCCTTCAGGCGCTGACCACCTGTTGCGTTGGAGTCAGAGGAGGGATAGACGAGCGGCTTGGAGCAAGCAAGGCAGATGAGGTTGCACACCTTCTCAATCGTGTCAAAGAACTGGTACAGGTAGACAGGTCGGGCCAGCGTAATGTGACCGAAGTGTCCGGGGCAGAATTGGTTAGTCTGTTTACAGGTTGGGCAAACCTTGCCGTTCTCAATGACTCCGAAACGGGAATCAAAGACGCCATTAGGCACGGGTTGTCCACTCTGGTAGGTCTTATCAGTAGTTACTTCTACGACACTTCGCTTGATGATGTCGTCAGGATTGGCAATGCCAAACTGAACGCCAACAATTGTATCGCCCATTGTGCTCTTGTTATCCTTCCGTGTAGATTATTCGTTTTTACCTATAACTCGCAATGTCGCAGACCAGAACTCATCATTCGAGGTAATCCGCAGCAATATCTCCTCGTCGTACTTGAGGGCCTTGATCATTGCCTCAAACTCCCCACCCTTGCGTTGCCAAAAATTGGGTTCACGAACGCGTACCAGCGTAACATATCGCAGGATGTCCGAGCACGCGCGCATCGTATCGTAGGGGGTCACAAAAAACTCACGCTCCGAATCTTGCAGAGAACGGACCGATTCCTCCCACTCCGCATCTAGAATCAGCTTCTTCTTAGGGTCCATTACTCTATCGTCAACTAAAATCATCACAACCTAGGCGCGTAGGCATAATAGACTGTGTAGCCGCCTGTTGGCATCTCAAAAGACAGTGGATAATTCGTGAACGCATAACTCATTGAAACTCCCCAGTATGGACCATCTGAGTTCAGCGACACGTCGCGAATGTTAGCTGTCACAAATGTAGAGTTGCTGGCGTAAAATCCTGTCACCCATAATGCATTTGTAGTTGAAACATCTGTTGACGCAGGAACGATTCCTCCATATGTTGAAGAGTAATCACCCATTTGCCCTACCCAGACTTGAACCGAATCCGTAGGTGGTTGATATAGGTCAACTTGCCCATATGAAACCACGGGTACAAATGGTGGACCAACTCTACCAACTGAACCGGAGCTTCCAGGTGGCCCCGTAAGACCAGTCCACCCTGTTGCACCAATCGAGCCAGTCCATCCAGTGGTTCCGGTTGCACCGGTTCGTCCTGTCGCACCGGGTGAGCCACTTGGTCCAGTCACTCCAGTACTTGCGAGACCGTCTCGTCCAGTAGGTCCAGTGGGACCGGTTGTTCCCGGGGCGCCTTGTGGGCCCGCTGCACCTGGCCCTGCGTATCCCATCGCACCTGTTGGGCCTGTTGGGCCTGTTTTGGTACTTGCTAGTCCTGTTGATCCGGTTGTCCCGGTGTTTCCAGGTCCTCCTACTGGACCTACCGGCCCTTGCACACCACCTGGACCGAGCGCTCCATACAAGACAGTCGGTCCCGTAGGTCCTCGTAGTCCACGTGGGCCTTGGACCCCGGGTCCAATGGGACCAGCTGGCCCTCGTGGACCTGTAGCTCCTGTTAAGACTGACCTAACTATGGGTCCAGTGAATCCTACAGGTCCTATGCTCCCGTCGGTTCCAGTGTTTCCGGTGAATGCATTTAGTCCTGGAGGTCCCTGTAGGCCAGACAGACCACCAGGGCCATCCGAACCTGGCAGGCCCATAGGCCCTGCTGGACCCACTACAAACGTCACACCTCGTGGAGGGATGCAGTACATCTTATATTAAATGTAGTAATAGTTCACACTGTAATCTACTTGAGCTCCAGTGGGTGTAGCGATTGATCCATGGATAACCCAGTTGGAATTCTCGTTTGCCATGTAGTATAGTTCACGCAAGCCATATGTACCTGTACCAAATGCTTGGTATGACTGTGTCCATATCGGATGTACGTTACTAATGGTCGTGATTGCACTTCCCTGTCCAGTGGATGGGCTGAGCGAAATGTTGACAAGTCCATACTGAAGAATCGCACTTGCCCCTGTTGCACCAGTGGGTCCAGTGGGACCCGTGAGACCAGTCCAGCCTGTGTACCCGGTGGGTCCTGTAGGTCCAGTGCGCCCTGTGTATCCTGTAGGACCTGTCCACCCTGTATATCCCGTGACTCCAGTGGGTCCTGTCACGCCTGTATATCCAGTGACTCCAGTGGGACCAGGAGGGCCTTGAGGACCGATTGCTCCGACTGCGCCAGGCAGTCCGACATACCCCGCACCTACTGGACCCGTAGGTCCACGAGCACCCGTTACACCTGTAGCACCTGTAGCACCTGTAGGACCGACCGGACCTGTGGGCCCAGTTGCGCCACCTGCGGGTCCAGTGGGTCCAATTGCGCCTGTCACACCAGTGGGTCCCGGATTCGTAGCAGCACCTGGGAGACCAATCGGTCCAGTGGGACCAGTGGGGCCAGTCGTTGCACCTACGGGACCGGCCACGCCTGTAGCACCCGTGGCGCCTGTCACTAGTAAAACGGGCCCCGTTGCTCCTGTTGCTCCCCTAGCTCCAGTGGGTCCGGTTGCTCCGATATACGCAGCCGATCCCGGGATACCGATTGGACCTGTTAGGCCTGGTGGGCCAGTTGCACCGGTAAACCCCTGCGGACCAGGGGGTCCCATTGGGCCTTCGCAAATGTTGGGAGCACATGTTACAAGGCCTTGACCCGGAATATACCGTGAAAGAGCTGACATTGTTACTCCTAGGGAGAATAAGTGATCGTTACTTGCGCGAAGCCGAAAGACCAACCTCGGTACGGATTATCTAGGTGTCCTGGTGTAGAGATATATACATATGTATAGTCTCCAGAACTTGGCGGGTTTTCCGGGTTGATCGCGATACTGTCTCCAGTGGTTGAAAACGTATTGAGTAAGAATTTGTTCGCATTGGGGAAGAAACCTGGGAGTTCAGTCGTAAACTCGGCCTGTTCTGTAAACTGAGTTGTAGGCGCATGGACCGTATCTGTGATCGGAGGATCGCTTGAGTCTTGACGTTGGAATGTAAAGTACTTTGGATTGGAGTCCGTTAACGTTACATTGTTCGCACTGAGTATGGTGTAAGGGGGGATTGGTTCCGCCATAGAGGGTGTCTTTCCGAGGAAATCGCCGAGACTGATCGTGCCGCTCGCAGGTGCGGACCCATCTGAAAAGGTGATGCCGTAGTAGTCGGACAATGAGTTGCCGTCGTTCTGATACAAGCCAGCAAAGGTTGTCTTCAAATCACCGATTGAAATCGGGCCTGACATTTACTTTGTGTTCGCGTTTTTCTCAAGGGCAGCACATCGCTCATCCAACGCTTTGATGCCTTCAATCAGAATGCCAACAATGTTCCCGTAATCAACACTCTTGCGTCGTTCGGCGCTTGAGTCTGTGAACACGACTTCAGGCAGTACCTTCTCTGTTTCTTGTGCAATGACACCCGTCCTGCGCCGGGTATCCATCGTGAAGTAGACACCACGCATCTGCCTAATCTTGTCAAGAGGATTATCAATCGTTTCAATGTCCTTCTTGAGTCGCACGTCCGAGTAAGCAGTCACGTTACCCTGCGCAGTAATGTTGCCACCCGCAGTGATGTTAAAATCTGCGCTGATGTTTCCCGTTCCACCCACTGGGGCGCCTGCGGTGATATTACCACCTGCTCGGATGTTTCCTGTGGCTCCGATGTTGCCGCCCGCACTAATATCATTATCTGCCACGATAGTTCCAGTGGATCCAAGAGAGAAGCCGCCAGGTCCTGCAGAGATTGTTCCGACCACAGTCAAGTTGTTTCCAGTATAGCTGTTGGTAGACCCGACAGCAAGTCCAAGGGTGTTGTTCCAACTTATCTTAGATGTTGTTTTTGCGGCATACGGAGGAGTAGTCGTGTCCGACACAAGCAACTGATTAGTAGAGCCACCTCCAATCACAGCTCCAAGTCCAGCAACTCCCTGATCACCTCGGGCGCCTGTCGCACCTGGAGTAGCAGTAATGGTAACTGTATTCCAAGCTAGTGCTGGCGGGTTTAAAAGATTGTTCATACCGTACATCAGATATTGACTGGTGAACGGCAAATAGGCAGTGTCTCCGACCTGTGGATTCTCAATGGTATTGGGGCTCGCGACGGCTCCCCTGAAATTGAACGACAGTGGTCCCGTAGGTCCTATTGGTCCTGTGGCTCCAACTCCTGTGGGTCCCGTGACAGTGGATGCGTCACCAGGGCCTCCTGCAGCCCCTGTGGCTCCAGTAACTCCGGTATACCCGAACGTAGTTGATGTCCATTTGAAACCATATTCATCATACACATAATAGCTCAAATCATCTGTTACATATCCAAGATCGCCGGTGAGTAGAATGCCAAATCTTCCTAGTTCTCCTTTGCTCGTTACTGTTCCACGGAACCTAAGAGCGGCCGGCCCCGTGGGTCCTGGTCCACCAAATGGACCAGTTATGCCTGTAGGTCCAGTGTATCCGGTATACCCTGTAGGACCTGGGGCAGATGTGATTGTTGTTTGCGCCCATCCAGTACCGTCGTATAGCCAAAAAACATTCAAATTTGTGTCATATGCAACATCTCCAGACATAGGGTGAGTGACATTAGACTGAATGGCTGGAAACCCTGGGTAAGAGCCGCGGTAGTTGAATGCTACTGGTCCAGTTGGACCCGTCAGTCCAGTTGGACCCGTGAGTCCAGTTGGACCCGTCAGTCCAGTAGGTCCGGTTAACCCAGTCGGACCTGTGAGGCCTGTCCAGCCCGTAAGGCCAGTAGGTCCGGTTAACCCAGTTGGTCCGGTTAACCCAGTGGGTCCAGTCAGACCTGTCCAGCCCGTAAGGCCAGTAGGGCCGGTCAGTCCGCTAGGTCCGGTGAGACCTGTCCAGCCTGTCAACCCAGTAGGACCAGTGAGACCAGTGGGTCCAGTCAATCCTGTGGGTCCCGTCAACCCAGTCCAGCCTGTCAACCCAGTAGGACCGGTGAGACCAGTCGGACCTGTGAGGCCTGTCCAGCCTGTCAACCCAGTAGGACCAGTGAGACCAGTGGGTCCAGTCAATCC